AAATTTTCTCGCCGTCCGCGATGCCATCGGAAAAGACCAGTATGTCACCGACGTCATAGGCCGGGGTGCCGATCATGGTAACCTCGCACGGCACATACTTGATCACGGCCAGAGCATTCAGCACCGCCGTTCTGTTCGCCAGAATGACTTCCTCTGTGCCGAACTGCAACAGTGGATTGGAGCCGAGGTTGTAGGTCAGACCATCGTCATATCCTACGGAATAATAGGTCGTGGTCTTTTCGGCGATGTTCACGCAGCTCATGCCTGTGTAGCGCGTCTCATAGTCAGAGAATTTTGCCCCGGTAAGACGATTGTAATCATCGATTGTATCCACGGGATCAATACCGTATTTGCGCAACACAAGCCTGCCGTTTCTATCTATCGTGGCATACGCGCCGGCGGTCTGTGCACACCAGGACACCAGATCACGGTATGTCTCGATGTCGTTCTCCGGGTAAACGGCCAGCGTGGCCATGCCATTCGGCAAAGCATTGACTTCTGCTTCTGTCATGCCAAGTTGCACACCACAGCTGCGGCAGGCGAGTGTGATGAAGTCATATAGATGCCCAGTGGATGAACTCATTGACAGCTTCTTGTCAAACAGAATCATATTGTCATAGGCCGTAACTTCTACGCCCCATGTTGTCCAGCTGGCATCATCAATGCGGAACACGCCCAACGGCACAGGCTCAAAACCGTTATCGGTTTTCAGATAGTATGTCGGCGTAATGATTGCGTCCTTCAGTGAATAACGCTGCATGCTAAGGTTGACAAACGTGACGGTCAACTCTCCAATGTATACAGAGCCTATTTCTACGTTGTCATTACCGCTGCACTGGTTGGTAAGCTTGAAGGAACCCTTTAGAATGTTGTCCTCGGTAAAATAGTAATTCCACGCACTGGCCTTGACATTGCCGCGAAGCTGGGAGTGCTGCACCGGCTTCTTCATGGCTTCCAGAAAAGCTTCAGATACCGCGTACATTACAGCTCCGTGATCTGCACATCGACATCATATAGCCCGTTCACCAGCAGCTGGCGACGGGCTTTTGTGTCGTGTGTTTCCTTCGTAATCTCAAACTGGCAGACATGGGCGGTCAGCTCATTGACCATCGGATAGTAGCACTCCACAGTCACCGTATCGGCTTGCCGGTAGGTTCTGAATCTATCCATCCACGTGCCAGAGAGTTTCCAGGAACCAGTGATCGTCAGCTTCTCAACCCTTTTCACAATGACAAGGGTGGTTCCAGCTTCGGTTTCGTTCTCGGTCTTGATCTTTTCGGCCTTGAACTGCAAATCACCATCAGGCTCCGGGAGCCATTCGCCATTGATCTTGATTACATTCACCATGGTTTATCTGCCCCCTGATCTTAGATTGTTCCTCTGGATTGCTTTGAGAACGATGGTGTCAAGGCGCTGCTGCCCGATATATACCGGGATGGTTATGTCGCCGCCCATGCCACCTGCAGCGGCCACGGCATCGCCGATCATGCTGCGGAGCGAATCCACGCCAACAACGGCTTCCGGACCAGCATCGCCAAACCCTCGCAGAGTACCGTTGGCTCCAGGCAGGATCGTCGGGCTGTTCAAGATCATGCCGTTCTCCATGGCCTTCTTGTACCATTCGATGGAGAAGTGCGGCACGGACGGAGGATTCAGAGAGAACGAGCCAGAGATCGTGATGTGCGGCAGCTTCAAATGAGGCAAAGACCAGCTGAAATTCATCAAAGACTTCAGCCTGTTTACAGCACCGCTCACTATGTTCACAGCACCGTTCCAAATATTCTGGATGGTGCTTTTTATGGAGTTCAGTATGCTGGTTATGGTATTCTTTGCGTTATTGAAACCGCTGGAAATCGTGCTGCCGATGCTGCTGAGTGCGCTGGACACCGCAGATTTGATATTGTTCCATGCGCTTGTGATGCCGGACTTGATGTTGTTCATTGCGTTTGTGATGTTCGACTTGATGGTGTTCCATGAAGAGGATACCGCGCTGCCGATGGCGCTGAGCACGGAAGATATCGCGGTCTTGATGGCGTTCCAGATCGTAGTGACAGCTGCCTTGATGGCTTCCAGGGCGGTAGAGATAACCGTGGTGATGTTCGTCCATGCGGTGGTCACGCCGGTGGTGATATTCGTCCAGGTGGTCGTGAAGAACTCCACGATGGCATTCCAGACGGTTTCCGCAAGGATTCGGATGTTCTCCCATGCCGTACTGAAGAACGTCGTGATCGCCGTCCACGCCGTTTCGATGTTCAGCCTTATATTTTCCCACGTCGTGGAGAAGAACGTGGAGATGGCCGTCCAGACGGTCTCTGCGGTGGTTCTGATGTTCTCCCAGGCGGTTGTGATCCACGTCGTAATGGCTTCCCATGCCACCTGGACAGCGTTCTTTATGTTCTCCCACAGATTGATCCAGAACTGCCTAAATTCCTCCGAGTTGTTCCACAGGTAGATAAAGCCTGCCACAAGAGCAGCGATGGCGGCAATGACGATGGTGATCGGGTTGGCAAGCATAGCAGCCCACAGCCCCTTCAACGCGCCGCCGACAACGCCCACGACGGTCTTTATCTTGCCGAAGGCCGTGACAATCGTCGGCGCGAGTTTCATCAGCGCACCGACGCCCTGTGTCACCTTGCCAATGAAGATCAGCACGGGACCGGCGGCGGCGATAACCATACCGATGGTCACGATGATCTTGCGTGTCCCGGCGTCCAGGCTATTCAGCCAATTCAGAAAGCTGGAGATGCTCTGGATGATCGGAACCAAGAACTCGGAGAGGGTTTTCCCGAGCATGGTCATCAACACGTCCAGAGAGGATTTCAGCTGCTCGATGGAGCCGCCGAAACCGCTCATCATGGCCTCCGCCATCTCGTCCGTGGTTCCCGCGCAGTTGGATAGGCTATTCGACAACTCATCCACTTCGGATGGCGCTGTGTTTATCAGCGCCAGCCAGGGAGCCATCTGGTTCTTGCCGAAGATGGCAGAAGCCGCCGCGATCTGCTCTGATTCAGACAGCTTGCTGAAGGCGTCATGCAGTTCCTTCTGGATAGTGATGGAATCCTTCATGCTTCCGTCAGCGTTGGTAACGGAGATCCCCAGCTTCTCCATCATTTCCGCACCTTGCTTGGCAGGAGATACCAGGCGGGCAAGGCCGGTCTTCAGAGAGTTTGCCGCTTTGTCTGCTTCAATACCATTGTTTGCCATGACGCCCATGTACAGCGCGGCATCGTTGATGGAGTATCCGGCAGATGCGAAGATAGGAGCTGCCACGGACATAGCACGCGAAAGGCTGTCCACGTCCAATGCTGAGTTATTACAGGCAGCGGCAAATACATCTGCGTATTTACTGGCGTTGTCGAAGGAATCGTGGAAGCCGTTGATTGTAGCAACCAGACCGGCAGATACCGTGTCAAGGTTGCCGCCCTCACCAGCTGCCAGATTCATGGCAGGAGCCAGCGCCGCCGCCGATTCCTCTGCTGTCAGACCAGCACGGGCAAAGTTCAGACATGCATTCGCCGCATCGCTCATGCCGTAAGTCGAATTGGATGCAGCCTTGGCCATCGCGCTTTCCAGTAGTTCAGCCTGTTCAGCCGTGTTTCCCATGGTCTGGTTGGTAAGCGTCATGACCTTGTCAACCTCGGCATACTTGGACGCCGCGACGGTGCCGAAGCCGATCACAGCGGCAGACGCCGGCATGATGGCCTTGCCTGCGCCCTCGATCTTCTCGCCGACTTGCTGTACCTGTTCACCAGCAGCCGCGATCTTCTGCGCTCCGACGGAGCCGAACTTGTCCATCTCGGCATTGAGACCCTTCAACTTCTGCTCAGTCTCTGCAATCTCGCGCTGCAAGGCATCCCATTCCGGGCCATTGTCATTGCCAGCCAGCTTCATCTGCGCCGCCGCTTCTTTGAGCGTTTCGAGGCGCTGCTTGGTGCTGTCAATGGACGTGGTCAGATTGGTGAATTTCTGCTGGAGCAGTTCGGTGTTGCCGGGATCCAGCTTCAGTAGCTTATTGATGTCCTTCAGATTGTTCTGGCTCTGACGCGCAGACCTGTCAACGTCTGCCAGCGCCTTGGTCAGCTTAGTAGCGTCGCCGTTCAGCTCTATGGTAATACCGGCGATCCGGCCACCCGCCATATCATCACCCCCGCTTTAGAATTTATCGAAGTCCGCTTGTGTCGCAAGCTCGTGATAGCTGTCCGACTCATTATCGTTCGCGGATTCGACGATCATATCGAAGATGATTCCCTCGTCCAGTTCTTCCATCTCCGCGAGTGATAAACCTATCTGCTTGGCGCGTAGCAGGTACAGCGCCGTATTTACTTCTCGATCAGTTGGTCTTCTTTTTTTTTCGGCTTGCTGGTCGTGGCCCTGTTGTTCATATACAGCATGATGATGTCCATGGAGTGGACAATGAACTCCATGGTCTCAAACTGCTCCAGCCAATCCATATAGCCGTCAACGTCCAGCGACTTCATGTCCTTCCCCTCTGCGGAGGAATTCATGATATACGCCAGCTGCGAAACGGTGTTCATTTCGCCGGATCCGACGATGGCGATAGCAGCTCCGATCATGTCGGGAGACATATCAGAAATCGCGATCTCGCCATCACCAGCAGCCTGTGCCGTTTCCGCGCCCTTCATCATCACGGCGAGTTTTTCAATGCCGACTTTGTTGATGATGTTGGAAATGCTGTCCATGAGCTCCTTGCCGAAGACCATGCGGAAACGCAGCGAGGTTGCACCATTGGCAACGAAAGGAATGCTTTTCTCCTCGCCATCAGCCATCTGCAAAACAATTTCTCTACGCATTTGCTATCCCTCCAATTATGCAGAAACGCCCCGAGGCATTGTGTACCTCGGGGCAACAGTCGAATCGATCAGCCAGCCGCCTCGACGATGATTGTCTTGGTGGCCACCACGCTGGTATCGGAAGCCAGCGTAGCCTTGATGGTTGCGGTGCCCTCCGCGACGCCGGTGACAACGCCAGCGCTGGTCACGGTGGCATTATCGGTGTCCAGGGAAGACCAGGTCACGGTCTGGCCTGCGGGGGTGGTGGTAGCGGTCAGGGTGATGGTGTCACCAACCTCAACGCTATCAGCGCCGCTGATCACGATGGTGTCGGAAGCCAGCGCAGGCTGATACACCTCGCTATACCAGCCCTGATAGGTGGCATCGGCGGTGTCGGAGCAGCTACGGGCCTTCACGATGGTCTTGTTGATGCCGGGGAGGAAGATCGGGGAAGCGGTGATCGTGATGCTCTCGGTCTGCACCTCGGTCTCTTCCTCCTTGGTCTGGGAGCTGACGCTGGGCCTGGTGGCGGTGCAGTTGTACATCACATGGCGGATCTGGTTCACGTCGCCGTCGAACTCGAACAGCAGGGCGAAATGGACGCTGGTGGCGTCGGCGTTCTCGACCAGGACGCCATTCTGATCCATGTAATCGCCCAGGACGTTCACACGGAAATCCTCCGGCACCATGGCGCTCTCGAAGTCACCAGAGTAGCCGTTGTTGTTGTTCACGACGTAGTACTGAATGCCATCGGCATAGAAGATGGTCGGGGATCCTTCCGCATCCATAGACAGGGACACAGCACCCGGCCACGGCTTCACGGTACCGAAGGACGGCACATTGCTTTCGTTGAACGTGACCACAGCATAGTGGACGTTCTTGAGGTTGAATTTAACCTTGTTCTTCTTGGGCATCGTTCACCCCTCCTATAGTTTACTTGCCCTCTGCTCGATCTCTCGTTCGAGGGCTTCGCTGGTGGACTGCTCGACAGGAGCGATATGCACTCTGGCAGAAGCGCGTCCACCCTGGCGGAGCGCATGGCCTTTCTCGGTAAGGTGGGCCAGTCCGGGATTCGTGGCGTTGTGAAGGACGCCTTCGATCTTGTCGCTGGATTCGCTCACAACCTTAAAGCGCCAGCCCTTTGCGTAGGTTCCGGGCTTGCCGCCCTTGCTGCTGCGCACGGGAGAAGTCGCCTTAAGCTGCTTCGCTCCTTCCTTGCCGACCTTCTTGACGGCCTCCACGGTTTCAGTCCCAAGGTCATCGGTATAACCTTTGAGGGCATCCATGATGGCGCTGGCCATTCCGTCAACGCTGACACGAACATTGCTCAAAAAAACACCCCCGATCAGCCGTCGGAGCTGTCAAGCATGACGCTCATCTCATACGTGGTCACATACATCCGCTCACTGCTGATGTAGGTCGGCCCCAGCTTGGAATAGCCGATGTCGGCGTTTTCCAGAGCAGCTTCCACGGCCTCCTCCAGATCGAAGTCCTTGTTGTCGGTGTACAGTTCGATGCGCAGCTCCGTGATCTTCTTGTAGCTGATGCCGTCGGCGTGAAAATCGCTGCGGCCAGGGTACAGGAAGCAGATAAAGGGCGGATCAACCGCTTCTTCCTTCTCGAAATGATCGTAGGCGTATGCCAAGCCGATGCCCTTGATCATGTCAGAGATTTCGGTGTGTGTCACGGCTCATCCACCTCGCTCTCGGAGGCTTTATGCACTCCTGTCTCGCGCTGCACATACAGCTCCAGATAATCCGTCCCCTCCGGGTGGTAGGTGCGGTAAATGGCGTATCTGGTGCCGTTGTACTCACAGATCTGCTGGCCGTCGTATTCACCCATGAAAACAGAGAACATGATTTCCGGGCGCATTCCCTGCCTGCCAGCAGAGAAATACTCGTTCCGGCTCACGCTCCCAACCTGGGCGAATACCTCGGTTACCGTCTCCGCCGTCGTGCGCCATACGCCTTTGGCGTCCTGCTGGCGGGTGGGAGGGCCTATCAGCTTGATAGTGGTGTCAACCATCGGCTACCACCGCTTTCTCTTTGAAGACCCTGTTGTTCAGCATCAGGCGGAGCATGCGCGGCATGGTGGTCGCGTCGTAGTTCTGCACAGGGCCAGTCGCGCCGTCGCGCTTCCTCCACAGCCATGCGGCATACATGACGATCAGCTGCGCATCCTCAATATTGGAGGCGTCCAGCGTGGACGCCCCCTCGTTGATGATGTACTTCTCAGCAGCGGTGAGCAGCTGGGTGAGCCGCGCATCATAGGCCGTGGTGGTCAGGATGCCCAAATCGGTCTTGAGCATCATCAGCATGGTTTCCTCCATCTGCTCACCCCGCGATCATCAGGTCTTCGGCACAGACACGACCACGCCAGCGGACACGATGCGGTTGTTGGCGTCCAGCTCCACGACGGTGATTTTCTTGCCAGCCGCAGCGGTGATCTGCGTGGTGCCGGAGGTCAGCGCGGTAAAGCCGGTGGCGGTGCCGCCCACCTCAACGGCGGGAGTGCCCAGCTTGTACTTCAGCACGGGATCGCTCTGCGCGATGGTGCCGCTGACGGTCAGCACGGTGTCGCCAGCAGCAGAACCAACGGCGGCGGTGACAATCAGATCGTTCATGTCAGCGTTGGCATAGTCCTCGGGGAAGGTCTTGGTGGTGGTGGGATCGGTGTTGTTGTAGTTCACAACAGTGAACGCCTTACCCGCCACGGGCAGGCCGTCATAACGAGCGGTGCCCTTGAACACGGTCTGGTCCTGGAGGAACAGCGGGATGTCGCTGTTGGCGAACTCGATGCCGGCACGCTCAGCCAGGAGGTAGTTGCCGCCGAAACCGCCGATGATCTCATAATCGGCGATCTCGTCATCCTCGAACTCGACCACGGTGCCGCCGATGATCGGCATCATGGTGGTATTGGCCACCAGCGCAGCCTGGGCATTGAAGGCCAGCGCCTTCGCCATGATGTCCAGGTGGGTCTTGCGATTCATCACCCAGAACAGGCCGTCAGAGCTGTACACGGGCTTGGCGATGCCCAGAGCAACGACCAGAGCCTCAAAGAACTCCGCGCCACGGGTGCTCTTGATGTTAAGCTTCTGGATGTAGGTGGAATGCAGATCAGTCCACGCGGGAGCGTTGGTGCCCCAGTCGGAGGGCTGGCTGGTCTGCGCCAGACGGGTCACGATGCCGGTGGGCTGCTTGGTGCCGGTGCCGAACAGGATGGCCTTGTCCAGAGCCTTGGCGATAGCGCCGCCGATGGCGGTCACGATCTCGGACGCCAGCGCGACGTCGGAATCCTCCAGCAGCGCATTGCACACAGCGATGTAGCCGCCGACCTTGTAGCCATCCACCTCGACCTGGTTGAAGGACAGCGCCAGCTCGTTCAGATTGGCACACATCTCAGTCCAGACGGCCTCGGGAATCGCGCCGGTGATGTTCTGACGGGCGGTGCCGGTCACGGGACGGACGTTCACGAAGGGCAGCAGGCGGGAGCCGTGGGCGATCTCCTCGCGGATCAGCTCCAGCATCACATCGGGGATGGTCAGGCCGACATTGGTGATGGCCCTCTTCTCCTTGATGGCGGTGCGGACTTCGACAAGGTAATCCTTGACCTCGTCGCGGGTGACCATGTTGGCCAGCCGGTCACGGATGGTCATGGTGACGTTGGAATCGCGGTGCTTCATGTCCTTTTCATCCTTTCTTTCCTCTGCCGGCTTCTGCTCGGCAGGCGGGTTAGTGTCCTGGGCTTCCTCTTCGGCAGCAAGATCGTTTTCCAGGCCGGTGATCTCCTGCTCCAGATCGGCGATAGCCTTGTCATGATCGGCCTTTTCGGTGTCGAAATCATTGACCATGGCTTCGATCTCGGTGCGCTGCTCCTCGGTCTCCACCTCGTCGATGGCCTGCTTCAGCTGGGCCTCGCGCTCGGAGAAGTCCTTGGCCTTGAGAGCTTCCAGCTCCTTCTTCTTGTTGTCGATCCGCTTACGCAGCAGCAAGGTCTTAAGCATCTTTCAATGCCTCCTTCATCTTGGTTTTCCACGCCTCAAGATCCCTGGCCTTGATCTCATCGCGCTCGGCGCATCTCGCGGAGATATTGGTTTCCTTGTAGGCCGGGAAAGTGCAGGCGGACACCTCGAACAGATTGACTTCCTTGAGCGTCCAGTGGACAGAGCCGTCAGGTCGTACTTCGGTTTCCTCGCTGACAATCTCGAATCCAAAGGAACACTGGTCAACATCGCCACGCTTCACGCGCTCATACAGGTTCATGGCATCGCCATCGTTCGGATTGATGGTGATGTCTCCCCAGAGACCGCGCTCGTCCTCCTTCAGATCCAAGGTGTGAGCCTTGGTGCGTCCGAGAACCAAAGTCGTGTCGTGGTTGACCAGGGCGCGGATGTCACCGCCCAGCGTCCGAGAAAAAGCGCCGGGTGCAATACTCTCGGTAAGTCCAGGCGCGATTTCGTAAACATCAGAGAAGGTGGCGAAATAGCCGGAGATGTGCGGCACGTGCTCATCGCCATCTTCTCGCGTCTCAAATTTTGTTGCGACGCTTCGAAGCTGTCTTAGCTTTTCGTTCATTTGTCTCTTCCCTCCTTGCAGGGCAGTCATCTGCCTGATCGGTCAGTATGCACCAGCCTTTACCGGCACACCAACGCTGATGGGCGCACATGTCGCCGATCTTCTCGCAGCGGATGTACATCTTCTCGTTGTAACGAGCGTGGGGACATGTGAGTTTGGCAGGCGTCATATCAATCACCATCCTGTACCAGTTTCTTTTGCTTGCCCGAATCCTCATACGGAATGTAGTTTTCGAGCACCTTGTAATCCTTCAGCCCAGCCGGGGCCATGTGCATTCTGTCGCGCCATTCGTCGCCGCACACATAACCGCGATCAGCACCGGCAAGCAAGATATCGCTGGTGCTCTTGAGGTCGTAATCCATCAGAGACCAGAAATTGAGCTGCAGATACCATTTGGGCGAGACGATTAGTGTCCTGGTCATTTCCTGCTGGATGCCCAGAGCAATGGCCCTGATTTTCGTCTGCACAAAGTTGTTCCATTCCACCTGGCTGTATTCTCCCACGCCCAGCAAGAAGGCGGGGATGCCCAGCACGGCGGCAACGGTGCGCTTGTCCAGCTCCACGGTATCCTTGATTGCGAGGTCGGCCAGGGTCAGGGGGCGCACCTGTTCCACCTGGAACTGCTCGGCGGGAATCAACCACGGCTCACCAGTCCGCTGGGGCTTGACGTAGCTCTGCAGCAGCTTCTCGCGCCCCTCCGGGCTGGCAAATTCCTCGGTCAGCGCGTCCACCTTGACGATGATCGACGGCTTCCATTCGGACGCCATAAAAGCGTTCTCGGTCTTCTGGGCCTGTTTCAGATTGTTGGCGATGTCCTTCAACAGCACCGTGACGCCGCGCCCCTTCCAGAGGTATCGCGGATCCGGGTTATAGGTGAAGTGCATCACGCTTTCCGGGGAGCGGGGGACGCCGTCAATCTCGACGGAGTATTCCCGAAAGCTCCCAGGCTTCGGACGGAAGCTCACACGACTGGCCGCGATAGGCTCCATGCTCTGCAGAATGCCATTGTGTGTGTGCGGAACGACGATGCTGTTGCCGTTGCCGTAGAGCAGCAGATTCATGAGAATCGCTGTCATCCATTGGATGCGCGTCATTGTGCCGTTCGGAGTGATGTCAATCATTCTGGACAGCTCATTGACGATCCGCACATCGCCCTCGTCGGTGTTGCTCATCAGGTAGATGGTCATGGAGCCGATCAGCTCCGCTATGCGCAAACAGCCGGTCATGATCTCCGGGTTGTCGCACAGCCTGGTATAGCCAGGAACGCAAAGATCACCACCATCCAGCCAAACGGCTACGCCGTTGTTGGGAGTGGCATCCCTTTTCCTATTTCCGCGCCAGCGATTGGCAAGGCGCTCAAAAAGATTCACAGTCAGTCACCCCCAAACCACTTACGGGCTTTGTTTTTCTTCACGGTGCCCTCAAGCATCCGCACACAGGCGAACACGGAAGCGTCGAACAGGTCGATGCGGTGTTCCGGCTGGACTTTCTCATACTTGATCAGATCGTCCATCTGCTCTATGGCCTTGACGTTGGCTACGCAGTACTCATACGCATCAGAGTGCAGATAGTACAAGCGGCCATCCTTCGCGGCCTTTTCGATGTGTCTAAATCCCTTGCTCTTGATGTAATACATCTGCGGCTGGTTTGCGATCTTGAATCCGGCCTGTTTCATGAGTGGGATGTACTCCTCACCGGCGAATTTCATGTCATGCCCGACTTCCTTGATCCGGAAGCCGCGCTTGCGCATCTCCACAAACCAGTTCACGATGTCTGAGTAATTCACGGTGGGGCTGTTGCACATCGTCAGCCAGCCGTCATCCTGCCAGCCGAACAACGGAATATCATCTTCCTCGGCCTTCCGCGCCGCCTCTGTGATGGGGAAGAAGGCATGAGTGATGATGATGTCCACGTCGCCATACACGCCATAGAGTGCCGCCGCCGTGAGGTCATGCACTCTGGACAGGTCAGCGCCGCCATACCAGTCAATGGGCAGCTTCGCCAGCTCGTCCAGCGTCCACTTGTATGTGGCATCCGAGGTCTTGAACTCGTTCAGATCGAAGTAGGCATTCATGGCCGTGGTGTAGATGTTCAAAGACCGGGACAGGAAGTCTTTTCTTTGCTGTGGGTCGTTTTGCGCTTGGAGGGCGTCCTGCATGATGTCCCCTGGGCGAATGGTGATGCCGTAGGACGGATTTGCCTTTTGATGCTGAATGGGGTCGGTGTAATCGACGTTCCCTTTCTCATCCTGATCGGCACGGGAAACAAACACAAACAGGGAATCGTCCTGGATGGTTCCGTTTACGACCTTCACGGCATATTCCAGTCGGCGGTAGCAGAACGAATTGACGTTGTCGCCGGCGGTGGTGATGCCGATCATCAGCTTGTTGGTGTATGCTTTCATCGCCTCTTTGAAGCGGTTGTACTGGCTGGCCTTCTTGAAGGCATGTACTTCGTCGGCGATGGCGATATTGCAGTTGAATGAATCCTGGGCATCCGGGTTGGATGCCAGGGCTTCTATGTCGATTGAGCCATCCGGCCTTCCGAGGTCATCCAGGAAGGTCATGGAGATGGAATGCTCGGCGTTGTTGTCACGCACCCGGAAATCACCGATGATCTCCCGGTATCGCAGCGTGTACAGAATATCCTCAAAGGACTGGCAAGCCTGCTTCAAAGAAGCGGCCACGATGTAGATTTTCGCGCCGCTCTTGCGTTCCAGAAGCGCGAGGGCGAAGGCCAGCGCCGCGATGAACATAGTCTTGCCTGATTTTCGAGGCACAAAAATGAACGCCTCTTTGTAGCGGCGCTCATTGGTGTTTTTGTAATAGAATCCGACGATGTTATAAACGCAGAATACTTGCCACGGCTGAAGGATCAGCGGTGAATTTGTCAGCGGCGTACCATCGAGCGCCTCGCCTTGCTTATGCACCATGAAGCGTTCGATGATGTTGCACACAAAGTCCGGCTCTTTGGTGTGTAGCTTGAGGTCGCGGCGTTTCAGATCAGCGAGGAATCGCTCTGCCGCCGCCTTGATCTCTGCGCCACATACAATCTCACCAGCAGCTGCAGCCTGGGCATACTTGATGGCGATCTGCTTGTAGTGCTTAGCCAAGCTCTTTCAGCGCCTTTGCCAGTGCGTTTTCTTTGGGCTTCTTCATCGCCTCTTCATTGATGCGTTTCAGCCCAGCCGGAGTTAATCCGAGATCGCGCCAGTAGGCCAGCGCGTCCCGGTTCAAATCGTTGATCAGTCGCAGGAGCGGATTCTGCTCGATGTTGGTCGCTCCGCCCTTGTTGGTATGCTTCACAATGACCTTCTGCTTCGTCTTCACGAAAAGCTCTTGTGCCTGGTCGCGGCGTTCAAGG